ACCATCGTCGAGTGTCAACATAACTCGTTGGGTGCCTCCGCGCGAGATATCCTCACGCAAACCCTTTAGTTCAGCCACCACAGCTGTTGCCATGTTAATGGACTCTTTAGTGTCCGCTGCGTTAGTCACATACGTGCCATAAGGGAGCACCGCTGTTTCTGGTCCATGTTCGTTCAGTCCCACAGCAGCATAAAGTTTCTCAAGGAAGCTTCCGCCACCCTGCGCAGGTTCGGGATTTACTTCGCCCCCCGGAGCTAACATCATATCCGGGCGCCTGGAGCCTGCTTTGAGCGCTGCGCTCTTCTTGGGACCCAGATTTACCAGACCTCCCCGAGCCAACATCGTGTCGGGGCGACGAGAGCCTCCTCCTGCAGAGCCTCCTTCTCCAGGGCTATCAGCGGCCCAAGCCATTCCTCCTGCCATGGCGCCTCCTGCCGCGGACACGCCAGCAGCTGCCAACATTGCGCCGGCGATTGGCCAGCCGAGACCGCCTGTCGCCAACATTACTGCGCCTGCCATGGGTACCAGCGCAGCTGCGAGGGCGATCGAGACCACGGCCATTACTTTACCAAAAGTATTCATCCTATCTACCATCGACCCAATGAATTTCGCAGCCTTACCAAAACCCTTCACCATCGGAATCACCACGTCCTCGATAAAGGGACGCATATCGATAGCCATCGCCATCATAGCTGATTTTATTTGGCCAAGCATCGTCTGGACCTCTTGTGCCTGGTCTGCGAGGGCTTCTTGTTCCATCGTTTGTAGCTGCATTTCAGCCGTTGACATTTTCATGATTCTAGATGCATCTTCCACCGACATTCCTAGTGCTGCAGCCATTGCCTGCTTCTCAAATCGATTCATGGCGTCAAATTGAATGCCAGATGCGTCAACAGATGACTTCAGAAGGTCAATTCGTTCTGCCTCGGACGCGTTCAACATATCAATAGAATTAAGATAGGGACCGCCCATTATGGCGTTAAGGCGACCCACAGATTTGGCGGCGCCGTCAAAGGTATCAAACTGTTTGGCGTAGCCCATAAGGGTGCCGACTTCAATACCAGTTGCCTTTGCTTGCTTAGCCAGATCTAAAAAGACATTCTCTGCATTAGCTCCATATTTCGATAATTCCTTAAATGAACTCTGAAAATCAGCACTCATCTTCTTCATTGATACGCCAAGAGATTTGGCACTTCCGGCGAGCTTGCGTACAGTGGCACCTAGAGCATCAGGTCCGTAACCTAGGGAACGGGACAATTGGTCCATTATCTTGGCTGAGGATCCTGCATCTACTCCAAGCTTTTCAAGGAGCACTGTGGTCTCTGCAAGATTGCCGCGCTCAGTTTCACTCAATTCTGTAAATCCTGAGAACTGCTCGTAGAGGGTACCGAAAGCTTTGGCGGCTTGAGCAGACGTTACCCCCGCTTCGAACGTCCGACGTTCCAATCCAGTAATTTCTAGGTTATACTGTTTGCTGGCGCCTGTTGCGGTGCGGAAACTCGATATCGCTTCGTCTTGAGCCGTAACAAGACCCGCGATCGTATTTCTCATTTTCTTCAAGCCAGCCTCAACTAGCTGTATAGCCTTCATCGCTGCTTGCATTTTCATCTGCTTCTTCACGTTCTTCATGACTTCTTCCATGTCGGCGTTCTCATCTTTTGCCTTTTGTATTACTTCTCCAATCTTAAACATCTGCATCGTCATACTGTTGGCAGGTACTTCTAAGCCAAGCATCTGGGTGCCAAGCCGTGAAAGATTTTGAGTCAAGCCTTCCTCGGCGCCTAATTGTTTATTAGTGTTTTTATACGCCTTATTAAGATTTTTAATTTTGGCTGCGTATTTCTCTGTATTACTGGCTAGCTTCTTATCGAGGCGGTCCTGGTCTCTTTTGTTCTTTTTGCTTTTCTCGAATTGCTCTCGCGCGCTTTCCTGTTGCATTTCCAAGTCGGCGGCGGCGGTGCGGCGATCAGTGGCGAGCTTTTCTTCGGCTTTGGCTGCTTTTTGCTGATATTCCCTTTCGATCGAGAATCCCAAGTTTTTGTAAGCCTGCTCCAGATCCTCGACTTTTTCCTTAGCGCGCTCGAGGGCTTTTTCTTCGCTGGCAAGGTCTCCGCCGGGACGTGTAGCGCGGGATCGGGCTCGGGCAGGTGTGTCGGTGGTTTTATCCGACCCTTGATCATCCGCTAAACGCTGTAGAAGCTTATTAAGGTCTTGGATTGTTTTGTCGGTTATTTCAGCCATTTAGATTTTATCCCTTATTGAATGAAGGGCCACCTCAAGCCTGTTTCATATTCAAATTTGCGTACAGCATCGTCCAATTGATATTTGGATGTCATCGTCTGGGCATCATTGAGACCGTGTTTAACATAGGAATCCATGTAGCGCTTCTCTCGTTGGAGCGCTGAAAAGAAAGACATTATCTGACTCTGATTGCCTGTTACTGAGACGTTGGGTGTCAGGTTGGACCCCCCATGCAACGCTTGCATCAAAAAATAGACATCATTGGAAAAATCACTATAAACGTCTTCGGTTAAGGAAACGTTATTCTTGTGATTTAGATTAAATTTAAGCGTTCGAGACATAGGCGGGGGTCCTCTTACATAAATAGTTATAAACCAAAAAAGGCCGGCTATTTGCGTCCCATAGCTTTCTCGACTTGGTCGTGTTCTTTTTTATACTCTTTAATTAGTCGTTCAACAAACCAATGTCGCAACCGAATAGGGAGGTTATAAGCCTCAAAGAACGACCAGCCACCGTGATGTTTTAAGACAAATAACTGTTCATAAACATCAGCTTGGTAATCATGCGCTAGGCCAAAAAAACTCTGCCGTTAACGGCATTACCACCTTTCCGTTATAGGCACACTCTGCGCACGAGAATTCATGGCTCAAATCAATATCGGGCTTAATATACTCATACATGTGCCGCAGGTGGCGGGAGTCTTTTGCTGGCATCAAATCCACAAAGCGGTCGATCATTGAGCGCTCGTCTACTCCATTCAGCGACGTAATAACAGCTTTCAACAAATCAGTACTGTTGGTATCGGGAAGCTTAAGTTTCTTTTTGCGTGCGGCAGCAGCCACGAGGCGTTGCTCGTTGCCCGAAGTTAAAAGACACACTTCAACAGTTACACCGGTTACAGGGAGATCAAACATAAATGTACCATCACCTGTTTCTTGTATCTCTTCTGGGATATCTGTAACATGACGTAAGGAAAGAGTGTCTAGATCGAACTCCGCCTCATTGGTGAGACCACAATCAGGGCACACAATCCGTGTAGTATACTCAGCTCCGAAACCGCTAATACGTGCGGCTACAATTAGTGCATTTTTATCACCGATTAAAAAATCATCCAACTTAAGTGTCTTATCAACCAATAGTGCTTGCAACATTCGATCAAGTGCAACTCCTTGGCGCAACAATGATTCGCTGGTGAGAATGTCTTCTTCTTTTGCTGTCATATAACGCAATTCAACCGTCTCCATTCCTGCGAGAGAAGAGTCATCCGCGTAAAATCTTCCCTGACTGGGGAGTTCCACAAATTCCGTTGGGGTTACAAAGGACAGGAGGTCCTGTGTGGGGAGTGTTGCCGCTGCAACAGACGTATCTTCAGGGGTTGGCGCTGCAAACCGCTCTGAGTTTCTTTTTCTAGCCATTAATTACCTACTTTCTTGTAAGTCGGCTCCGGCACCTAGCCAGCGGCTGCATCAACCGCGGGACCCGACTCATACCTAGCCCAATCATACCGCATTTCGACCGTAACATTAAGTAATTCCGTATCATTGTCATAACTTAAATCACCGAAAGTGGCGTTGGTCACAAAGGCATTCTCTAAGCGCCACGTACCAACAGTACCGCCCTCACCATTAACTTCTTCAATGGTGACAAGACCCAACTGCCGCAGCGCGTCGGCCTTATTAACAGTACCCGGGGCATGACCAGAATTGAAAATCTCTTCTTGTTTATTGGGGTCCAAATATCCCATTCCCGTCAGGGCGTTAAGGAGAAGCTGGTTGCTGTCAGGATTGACTGCGTTTACAATGGTAGCTGTTACTGTGTTCCACTCGACCGAGCCAGGATAGTAATAAGTGTTGCCCAAAAACTTATGGGGCGACTGTCCCACAGTGTAGCCGGGCTTTGTGACCGACTTTGCAAGGTAAGTAGCATACGTAAACTTTTGCTCAGCATTCACAAGTCCTGGGATTTCCAAGATAAAGCGATGTGCTCGTTTAGGCTCTGATAAAGCGCTGGTCCAAAATGGCATTGTATAAGTTCTCCTTGTAAGTCCTAAGTTATATAGTGTGGGAGATTAAAACCTCCCCCAATATTAATCATCAAATGATGCTCCAGTTCGAGTGATATTGAAATCAATCGCAATATATTCAATTGCCCTTGTCGGCTTCAGGTAGATACGAGCATACATGATGTTCCTATCAACCAAATCCGGCGTAGTCGTTGTATCATCCAGGATGAGCTTATAATCCGACAGACCAAAGTTGGTCTTGATATCGGCCAAGATAGGCTCGACGCTAGAGATAAAGCGATTCCACGTAGTCTTCACGTTCGGATCGAACAAGAGAGTGGCGGCAACCTGAGAGATGCGCTTCTTCACGAAGATCATGAGCCGGCGCACGTTAATACGGTCCAGAGCGGAAGGAGTAACCTGCAGGGTCTTCTGACCGAAGATTACAATGCCTTCTGCGGGGAACTTAGCAATCGGGTTAATGTTTGCAGCATAGAGATCATCACGATCCTTACGACGCAGCTGATGGGATACATCAGTAACCGGAATACCAGCGGCACCCTCGGTAAGTCCACCGCGGTTAAAGCCTGCGGGAGCAAACCAAACCTGAGTCTTCTTTTGCGAGCTTGAGAAAGTTCCCAAAGCGGCAACAGAAGGCGGCAACCAAACCATAGCACCGTTAATAGTGTCGCGGCAGCGCAGCCACGGGTAGAAAGTACATGCGTAAGAGCTATTGATAGCCCGCGTACGCAGGTCATTGATAACCGTAGCCAACTCGGCAGCCGTATTATTACGGGCTGACGTAGTGCCTTCTGCACGCGCCTTGTATCCACCCTGAACGTCGATAACCGCCAGAGCGTCGGCACGATCTTCACACACATTAATGAGTTGTGAAGTAAGACCGGGTTGCTTGAGTCCGGGGATGGTAGCAAGGTTCATCTCAACAACCTCGGGGTCGGCGAGAGAATCGATACTACGGCGAATAGTGTTAAACGTGTAGCTGTTATCATCCGTGGGGCTTGTACCGGTCCACTGACTATTGCGGAAGGGGTCAAGCTCTGTAATATCGAGCCCGTCGAAGCCACCATACATGGGTACAGTGAATCGATCGTAACCGGCGTCCAAGACGCCCGATACGGCGCCACTCGTATTAGTAAGAGCAGTACCGAGAGCATGCGAACCAGAAGCCCAGATACCATTTGCCTTTACATCGTCAAGACTAAAGTACATGGAGCGCTCACGAATGCCTGCGGAGACGCCGGCGAACATATTTGCTACTTCGCCACCACGTGGTCGAAGCATATCAATAGTCGAGCCATCAAAGACAGTTCCGCCAGTTGTTCGACTGGTCTGCATACCAAAGTAAGCATCTTGGGTGTTGCTTAGATCACCATCCGAAGCGCTAAGTCGCAATTCGGGTGCGGGATAAGAGACGGAAGCCGTTAACTTGCACGTGTAGCGCATGTAGAGTTTGTCGCCGGCCGCAGAGTCTTCGGCAACCGAGCTGCTGACAATCAAAGCACCAGTACTGATAGATCCGGTAAGAACGCCAAAGGAAGTCACAAGACTGCCCGGAGATACCCGCTGTTCGGGACCTACGGTATTTGTATCAACCCAATTGCCAGTGGCAGTCGACGCGTACAGGGCTGCTTCATCATCCCACTTGATGATTCCTCGGAAACCGAAGGGAAGAAGAGATGCATCAGAACCGACGACGTCTTCATTCATATCAACGCGGATATACTTGGAAACATTGTCCCAATCGCCCACCTCCACATAGCGGC